TGATTCAGTGGCCTCGATACCGGAAGGTTTACCATAGCTCTGATATTCAATAGCTATGTTACCAGTCTTCATCCACATACCTCGTTCAGATTTAACTTCAATCTTTTTGTTGAAGAGCATCTCTGCGACTTTCTCTTCTCTGATACTGCCATACTCTAGGTCAATATCAAACTTCTTTCGGTCTTTTTTAGTGGGTTTCACTCCAGTTATCTCCAACTTTAAACTCGCCATCAAGGGGACACCGCATGTTAAAATACTCTCCGGCATCACGAATACTTTCAACAGCTAACTGTCCCGCCTGATTTGCTTGATGTTCTTTTACTTCTACTTGCCATTCATCGTGGATGTTAGCAACGAACTTAAAATCAATGTTACAAGTTTTAAGTTTATCATACAACAAGTTCAAAGCTTTCTTCATTACGATAGCTCCTCCCCCTTGTAGTAAAGTATTTAAGGCTGCATGTTTGTGCCTTAAAAATATTTTTCTACCGTCTAATCCTTTAAGGAATCCTTTTTGAGCTGCTGTGTCAACTCTTGTCTTAAGAGCCTTAAGTGTTGGTAAACTAGTAAGAAACTGTTCTCGCAGTTGTTTACCATCTGCTCTATTTCCTTCAACGATGCTTCCAATTTTTTCATCTCCGGCTCCGTATATAAGTGCATAGATGAAAGTTTTAGCCTCATCTCTTGATTTAAGTCCAGCAAACTGCTGATTAGTTGTGTGAATGTCTCCGTTGATAATTTCATTTATGTATTCCTCATCTGACATGTAGTGGGCTAACATTCTTAACTCCAACCCTGAAGCATCTATACCCACTAGTTTATATCCTTCAGGCACAGTCCAACAAGCTCGACATTCCTTACCATAAGGACTGTAAACTGCAGGAACCTGAGCCATGTTAGGGTTTCTGTGTGTCATCCTACCAGTAATAGCTCCGGTAGAAATAACAGCACCATGAACTCGATTGTCTTTTTTAATACTATCAATCCATGATTCAATTTGGCCTACTCTTTTCTGTAATAATAAATATTCAGCTATAAGTTGAGCCTCTTTGATATGTGCTATTTTACTTAAAGTACCTTCATCAACAATAGGTTGTCCAGTTGGGGTAAACCTTTTAGGTTGCCAACCAAAGTCTATTAGGTACTCGCCAATCTGCTGACGAGAGCCGAGATTAAATTCTCTAAGTTCTTTTCGTGTGAAAGGAGTAGTGTCATTCTTTTCAAACCTTTCCTGATACTCAACGGAGGTAAGACCAGACTTAGATAAGGTGCCATCTTTTTTTAACTTAGGTGTAACTTCTTTAACAGGAATCCACTTAGGTTTAAAGGTAGCATGAACTTCATTTTCTACTTCTTTCTTACGTTGGTTTAACGAACTTAATAAATCTATTGCTCTTCTCTCATCAAACAGAAAACCATTTAGTTCTTGTTCTATTAGTATTTGTGTAGTTTTATGTTCTATTAATACTGATTCTTTAGAGAAACCCACACTATCTTTCCTTAGTTTCTCTAAAACTTTCTTGTTTAACCTGACATCTTGAATACAGTAATCAAGCATTTCATTACTGTACTCAGTAAACATCGGAGCAGTTGACTTTGGGCAGTTGAGTTTCCATCCCCACTTTTCTAGGCTATGTCCTCCTTCCCTAGTAGGATGTAATAGTCTTGATAAGGTCAAGGTATCAATAATATTAGCATGAGTAGATAAATCTATCTGCTTAATCCTATCTATAGCTGGAATATCAAAGCCTAAGATATTATGCCCAACTAAGGTATCAGCGGATTTTAAAAACTCAATGCCCTCGTCAATGCTTTCTGGTTTGAAGGTATACACTTTATCAGCTTCATCAATAGCAACAATACACCAAATTGTAGAGGCCGGTGGTAAGTTTGTGACCTCACCAGTCTCATAATCTTTTAGAGCAGATTCCCAAAGCAATCCATTTGTTTCTATATCAAATACTAATTCCATTAAAATGCAATAGACGACTGATGCTCTCTCATACTAAATTCAGTATCAAAGTGTTCAGACAATCTTCCTGTTTCTTTATCGTAAATTAAAGCAGTTGCCATACCGACATCTCCAGTATACCTAGACTTTAAGATTCTAAGTCTAGTAGTCCGTGCTTCTTCAGGGTCATCGGACTGTTGATTCCTTTCTAATGCTATCACACAATCACTTAATTGTCCAATACTATTAGACCCTCTTAAGTGTGAGAGTGAAACTTCAATACCATTCTCATGGCCTCTGTTCCCATCTACTCTTCTCAGGTGTGAAACTAAGATAATACCAGCTCCAGTTTCTTCTACTAAACTTCTGAGTCTAGTCATAATATTATCAATGGCTCGTCTTTCATCGCCTTCCTCTAAAGAACTGACCAACATGTGAAGGTGGTCTACTATAACCCACTTACAATCACAACCAACAATCAAGTATCTAAGCTTAGCAAAGATATCATCTATCTGATTAGTACCAAAGTGAGCATGAATAAAAACCTTGTCATCTTTAAATATCTTATCAAACATATCTACCAAAGTAGAGTCATCAAACTTTTCTCGTTCTTGGTCAACATACAATCGAGCATTAGCTTCAATAGATAGAATACCATCTACTGTTCTTCGCCAGTCTTCTTCAAGTGCTATGATACCAACATTGTCGTCTGTCTGTTTGACTAACCAATGTTCTAGCTCTCTCGTGATACTAGACTTACCAAGTCCTGTCCCACCCGTTAAAGTTACCAACTCGCCTTGTCTCATACCATATAGTTTTTCATTTAGTCCCGCCCAAGGATAAGGCACAGACTCTTTCTTCTCTCTATCTAAAAAAGAATCTTTCTTCTCTGATACTCTAATGATACCACTAGGGGTATAGAGTTTAGCATCCCACCAAGCACTAACAAATTCTTTGTACTTGCCTTTAAGAAGCATATCATTAGCATCTTTGTAACCATTAGGTAAGGTGACTATCTTAGCCTTGCCGGGTTTAAGAATACTAGCAACCTTCTTAGCTGACTCAATACCTTGCCTGTCTTTATCAAAACAAATGACAATGTTATCAAAGCTTTCTATGTATTCTAAGTTCTCTTTAATATCTTTAACTGCTCCGGAAGCTCCTCTAATAATAGAGGTAACTGCCCACTTACTGCCTAGTAATTCATAAGCCGACATAGCATCACACTCACCCTCAGTTATAGTTAAATACTTACCACCTTCTTTGAATAGTTGTTGACCAAACAAGCCAACCCCTTGGGGACTGACATCATAGCTAAACTTTTTATCTCGAACATATCTAATCTTATTAGAGGTTAGTTCGTTGTTGATATACAAAGGATAAATATGTTGGGCTATTTGACCAGCACTATCATAAACAGTTTTAACTCCATACTTCTCAGCAGTCTCCCTTGAGATATTTCTATCTGTTAGTTTGGCGAAGACTCCGCCATGAGCATTTAGTTCTCTTACTGTTTCTGTCATATTAGTTTTATTAGATACGATATTGTCTTGATTGTCTACTCCTTTTGGAAAGAATTCATCACAACTAAAACATTTAGCTGAGCCATTCTCATTAACCGAAAGAGCATCGCTACTACCACAAGCCGGACAAGGCAAGTGATACTTCTTAAATTTTAAATCTTGTTCCATCTTTGACCTCAAAAAAATAGGGCATCCGAAGACACCCTATCAGAATATATGAAAAATTGTGGTTAAGTTCCCTCTGAATCTTCAGTAGATTCTTCAGTACTTTCTTCCACTTGCGACTCAGGACAGCCTTTTAACAGCTCTTCTAAGTTTGCTCTATGTGTACGACTAGCAAAGTCTAAAGCTTCGATAACAACAGATAGATTACCTACCTTGTTGACCATCACAGTAGCATCATTCTTTTTCTGTTCATCTGCAATAGCAGTAACATCAAAATTATTTACTTCACCTTCATCGTTTTTAATACTAATTATCATTAGAATTCTTCTCCTCCTTCGATGGCATCAAACTCTGAACCATCATTAGATTTATATTGAACCAAATCAAGAACTTGCATAGCTTGAAAGTCCAAGCCTTTAAAGTCCCCATACTTATTAGATGTTTCCCACTCGCTATACTGCACTCTAACCTTAGAGCCGTTACCAACCAGTTCATCTATTGGAACTTTATTTGCATCTAAAAGCTTAGGCGATTGTCTAACCATTCCGTTAGGGCCATTCACCTTTCTTTTAAAAGTTATTGCTTTTCCGATAACTTCTTCATTCATTGTGATTTCTTTTGTTTTAAAACCACGAGTTTCAAAGTCATTGGCGACATCGTCACTCACTACTAAGTCCACAGTATAAACAGGTTCATACTTGGTATTAGGAGTAGTTACACTAGCCCAGTAGGCTATTCCTTCTTGTATTGCCATAAATTTTCTCCGTTTTTGGCATAATTGCATAAACTATTATAGTTCTTCACAGAAGTCTGTCAAGAGCTACGAGCTAATCTCCTCAACTATTTTAGCTAAAGAGATGGTTTGGTTATTATGAAGAGTAATTTTAAAGTTATCGTCTGCTAAACATTCAACTTCATAAACTACTCCACCTTGACTAAAGATATTTTCATAATTAATAATTACAAAATTATCAAATTTTCTAAATAATTCTTTATTTAATATAATACTTTCTGTCATCTTAGACATTTATTTTAAAAGGTATTGAACAATTATTAGCAGTAGCCGTACCAAAGTCTAAGCTACTAAGGTATCGCACACTAGCTCGTCTAAGACTACTAGGTGGATTAGACTCAAACTCAACATTAACAGGCTTACCTTCTGCTAAATCATACACAATTCTAAAAGCTACTGAGTTCTTTAGAGTTACATTCCTAATATAGTAAGAGAAACTTCTGTTCTTTACCGGTTTAGGACAAGCCACAGGCTCTGCCACAACTTTTTCTACTGCATTAGAGACAACATAAGGAGTCTCAATTTCCGGCTCTTGTATGGCCTCTAAGGACTTCGTTTGTAATAGCTCTAATTCCGTAGCTAAGCTCATAAAGCTTTCAGTTGTACTGCTTTCTAGCTGAGTTAGTTGGGTTTGTAGTTCTGCTAAGTTTAAAGCTAAGCTGTCTTGCTCAGCTTCACTAAGCTCTGCGAAGTTGCTTAGAGTTTTAATAGCTCTTTCAGCTTGTAAGACAGTTTGAAAGATACCATCATTTTCTAATCTTAGTTCTTCGTTCTGCACTTCCAAAGCATTTATTCTAGCTAATAAGTTTTGCTTAGTCTTGTTAAATTCTAGGACATAATCTGGTGTCTGACCGACAGTTTGCTTGACATAATTGCCGAGTAAAACATAGGTAGCTGACACTAGCACTAAAGTTATTAAGGTTGATATTATTATATTCTTCATTTTATTTCTCCGTTAGTTAATTTTCTTTCTAATCTTCTTTGTTGCACATACAAAGCAACTAAGAATTTCTTATTAGTTGCGATATAGGTGTCGAAGTCTTTTTGGTCTGCTAAGTTATTGTAATGTAATTGGTCGTTACAATACTCGTCAAACTTTCGCATAAAAAAAACATCTATCTTTCTCGTCTTCATCTTATCCAACATTTGTAGCCAGAACATTTATCGACAGGGTCACCACAGTCTTCACAGTAGACTACCTCTTTATTAGTTGGTAAATCTTCTGTTAGTTCTTTGGCAATGTCAGTACAAACTTGTAAAAATAAATCCATCATTTTCTCCTGTTTTTTTCATCAACCATCTTAGTTGACTCCCAAACTAATAAGCCTAGCACAAAAAATAAACTAAGACCAAGTAATAGTTTTAATAATTCATCCATCAAACACCTCGCTAACGTGATAGTTCTGCCAAGCTCCATGCTTGACTAGTTCCCATGCACTACCACCGGTCTGTTCGGCTATGTGTAAGGCCTCGTCCACAGAATTAGCTTCTACCCTAATTTTGTAGTGTGTTGGTTGTTTAGCATAAACTTCATAAGTTTTCATAAGTCACCTTAGTTTAAAATTCTTTGTATCCAATTCTCTGCTACATCTTCAGCATAGCTTTCGGAATGGTCAAAGCATTCGACTACTCTAATGAGCAAAGTGCCACGATAAAGCTCGACAAAAAAGCCCTGTCGATTTTTAAAGATAAAGGCCTCACGGCTTTGGGGTCTACCGTATTGCGAAATAAGTTCACCTATCATTGTTCTAAAGCACCCAAGATGTCACTTATCTCGTTATTGATAGCTTCAAGATAATCTAGGTCAATAGCACAACTAGCGATATAAGAATAATCTTCATCACCCTCAGGTCTTTCTAGCTCTCTATCAATACAATGTCTATTAAAACTTCTAAGCTTCTCAGTTAGCAGTCCTAAAGCTCCTTCTTGCAGTTCAGCAAGTCTAGTATATATTTCAGTCTTAGTCATAATTACCTCCGTTTAACTAAGTACTAGTTCTATTTTGAATGTCTAAACTAGTAAGAGACATACAAGTATTCAAGGTCAGAATGTTGGTTACTCAACCCAGTCTAGGAAAGCAACTTCAATTCTTCCTTCTCATACTAGTGTCAAATTGTGAC